TTTCATTGAGTCTCGCAGAGCTTTATCTAGTTCATAATGTACGTTTTCAAAGAATGACAAGTCAGGTCGTAGACCTTTATCTTTTGCTTCTTTATATCTCTTTCTAAATTCTTTTGCATTTGTACCGGCCATCACACGACGGATTTCATCTCTGAAATACCTACGCTCACCCATCTTGTTTTTAATAGCAGCACGTTCCTGATTAGACAGGTCGTTGCCTTTGCCATCAGTACTTAACGTGGGAGTAGCATCATATTCAATGTCAATGAGGAATTGCTTTTCCTTACTGATGCTATCGCTCACCTTAAATGGTGTGTATGTATTACGAAGACGTGTTAGGAAGTTGTCAGGGACTCCTACCTCACCACCATCAATGTAATCATATTCTTTAGCAAGAGTACTCTTCAATCCAGGCAGCCTGTTCAAAACAAGGTCAGCAATATTTTGCTCTACTTCTTTCAAGCCAGGATCCATCAGCCTTCCAAGTTCTGCAAGTTGACTTGACCCACGAATGTTTGCTGAGCTGATAAAGCTTGCGCTCCATTTGTTAATAGCCCCAGCATCTCCACGCACAATATCTAGGAAAGGTTGAAGGCTGGTTACCATCGACTTCTCAGTAACACTAGAAGCCAAAATAAAACTCATGATCTTCAAATTCTCTCCGACCTCATCAGGTGTGAGCATGTCGAAGTTTTCTCCAATAGTCGCGATTAAGCCTACCCAGTTTGTAACCGGTCCTAAGCCGTCATAGCTATATTGCTTACCATCCAAACCTGTGATACTCAATCTTTTCTTCCCGAGATCGTCACGAACTTTTTGCTTCTGACGATTGTAGAGACCATAGCCAGTAATCCTGTCAGTCATTAAAAGACCGACAGTGCTTCCTACCATCAAACTACCAAGTGCTTTGCGGCCCATGATGTCATCTCTAATCTCGTTATATTTCATACGAAGGTCGATACCATCACTTGCCTTAACTCCTCTGTTTGCAAGTAGTTGCTCTGCTTGTTCAAATGGCATCTCATCAAACGTAAGTTTGAATTGATTCACATCCTTGATAAAGAAACCAACAGGGTTGTAAGAAGCAGTCAATGCTAATTCGTTTAGTGGTGTTTTAGTAAACAGTAAGAACGGCTTCAACATAGGCATTTGCCTAATCATGTCTGACAATGCTCGGTTTGCTGCATTGTCGATGTTCATAGAGATTTCACCTGCTGCTGCCAGCACGGCTTTATCTTTAATCAAACCATCTTCATCAAACATATCCCTATATGCCTTTTCTTCCAGATCACCAGCTTTCTTGACATCAAATGCATTTTGACCACCATCAGTTAGTTCATCAAAGATACGTCCTCTTGATTCAAAACTAGCAATCATTGATTGAGTAAAGCCATCAAATGCCTGCATACCCCTCTGACCTAATCTCAGCACTGGGTGCTTTGCCAATGCAAGTTGGTTATCTATGATTTCCATCATGTACTGAGGGCCAAATTCGCCAGCCTCAGCCTTTGCGTTTGCAAATGCTCTCAGCAGTTCTACTTGTTTTGGGTTTGCTGCAGGTATGTTTTCTCTACGTGGAACAATGTCAGGATCTAAGCCAGACCTTTTGTATATCTGTCCAGCAAATTCCAAACCTTTTTGAATGGATCGAATGCTATCACTAAATTGATACCAACCTCTTCGCATCTGTTTCCAGTCTTGGTTTCTAGCTGCACCTGCAAAAGTACGTAGTGGTTTTTCTACTAGCAGCTGTGAAGCTGAAATACCAGCTTTACCCAGTGTTCCAAATGCACTCAGTGTTGAGTTATAGAGGTTTGCATAGAAACCTTGAACTACAACCGATGGAATATCAGGTGTTCTATCAATGAATGCCTTGCTCAAGACACCAGTAGACGCTTTGACGTACTTGTTCAACGCCGTAATTGTCTTGACGTTGCCATCAGTCAGCTCATAAGCCATCATCAACGGCGCAAGCATCTCAGGATTATTCTTGTTGATAGCCCTTAGGTTATTGGTCACTACAGCTGCCTCTTGCTTCATGCGCTCCATTGCTGCAAGAGTGGTGTTCTTCTCGTCTTTAATCAGCTTAGATAGGCGTTTATATTCTGCTTTTTCAAAGGCTTTACTACCTTTGAGAGTCATCCTGTCCCATAGGTTGAGTAGATTAAGTGATCTACCTCGTACATAGGATGTCATTGCTTTCTGAGACATCAGAAACTCAACACGATCAAGCACCATTTCCTGTGCTCGACCTACCGCAGCATTTCCATCTGCAAGACGGACGCCTTGTGACATGTCAGAGATTTGACCAGCCATAGAAGTACCGACATAACCCTGTGCTCTAAGCTCATCCATATTCATGAAGTCATCCATGTACTTCTTGATGGCACCCATCACGCCTGCATAGCCTTCTGATGTCAGTTCAGCTACTCCAGTATCCACATCTGTTCCTTGGAATCTGGTGATATAGCGTTTCATCTCATCTACGTTCATCTCGTAGAAATCAGCAGCGATATCATCACCGATAGATTTAATCTCTACATGTGACAGGTACTTTCCAGGAGCTGTTGAATAGCCATATTCACCAGCGTCTTTAAGTGTTTCAGCTAACCCTTTCATCACCATGCGTGCATTAGCACTGCTTTCATTGGCATATTTGAGAGCGCCTTCTGACATTACATTGCCTACGCGACCGTAGATAGTTCCATCATTTCTAGCAATACGAGCTGCCTGGATAGAAGCACCAACAATACCCATATCATCAACACTTCTAATACCCATTTCTTGGTAACCATAAAGATCATGGTAACCAAACACAGGTTTGTTGATATCTACTGATTTCTCAAAATTGTAAGAACCTACCTCATCTAGTTCAGCAGCACGTTTGGCAGCACCTCTTTCAACTACATCTTCTGGTGTAGCATCAAACTCTACATTTCCTGCAATCCATTTCTTAGCTTTTTCGCTTTCAGGAATTAGTCTAGCTGCATTGTCGATACCTCTTAGTGCTCTAAAAAGCTTAGTCATACCCATCAGTGTGTCACTACCGACACCTAGATAGAGTCCTTCTGTTACGTTTTTAGCTCTAATAGTATCTGGACTATCTCCGTCAAGTGTTGCGATGTTGTCAGGAACCCAACCCCACCAACGGGGCCAAGTCTTTTGCAACATACCTGTTAGGTTGTCATCCTCTTGATTAAACTCAATTGCATAATCAACAGTCGCACCCACACCACCTGCAGCAGCTGTAGAACCCATCCACGCAACTAATGGGTCTGATAAAAACTTACTCTTTTGAACAAAATTTGCGCCCTTTGCAGCACCTGTCAAAGCACCTGTACCAGCAATTGTAGGCAATACAACTGACGATACTTCACGTACAGTCTGTGTTACTTCTTGTTCAAATTTTGGTACTTTAGGTAAATTTACTCCAGGGATTAGATTCAATAAATCTGCACCTGCATCAAGCAGGCTAGCACCAAAGACTAGCCCTGCTTTAACATTTTCAGGTGCATTTCTATCAATAAAATCATTACCTACTCTGATACCTGTAGGTGGTTCTTGTTGTTGTTGTTGTGCCTCTTGTACCGGTTGGGTACTTGCTTCTGGTTCCGTAGTCTCAGTAACTTGAGGCTCTTCTTGATTCTGTAGTAGCTGTTGCTCAGCCAATAACTGAAGACGTTCTTCTTCAGTCAGCTCAGGGAGCGTACCCCCTAATAGCTGTTCTTCATTTTCCATTTGAATCTGTTTTAATTAACTGAATTAATCAGCTTGATATCTTCAGCTGTAATTGGCCTCATCAAACCACCTAGGTGTAGGTGTGTTTCATGATTAGGATCACCATCTCCTGGTCCAATTATTTCTGCAAATAAACCAAGGCTTCTAATTACTTCTTTTAGTCTACGTGTCTTTTCAATGGAAGTGTCGTAATCCCCTGTTTGATGAGTGATATCAAATGCCTCATCAAAGTTGTGGTAGCTGTTCTGTGCATGAACAGGGTCAACATTGTCAAAAGCACTATGCTCTCCTACACGGAAACCAGCTGCTTCTAGCGCACGTCCAGCATCAACATAAACTTGTTTGTTGTCTGCGTATGTCAGTGCACCTGTAAAGCTACGTTGTCCTTGGAAGTTGGCACGTACTGGAGCAGTCGTTACTGTTCCTTCTGCAATAGCTCTACCACGTTGCAACCTCTTGTCGTCTGGGTTAACAGTAAATAGATTCTTGACTTCAGGTTCGACATTCTCGATATATTCTGACCACGTCTGTAGCTCTTGTGGCGGTGTGATTTTATCAACTCCTAATGCACCTGCAATGTGATTGACCCATTCATACGGAGTCATCTTCATCTTTTCAGCATGTACTCTTACTTCCTGTGGAACTTGATTCCCCGCTGCCATTTGCAACATATAGTTTCTATAACTTGGTTGGTTTAAATGAGCTACAATATCTTCAGGTTTTTTTGTTGATCTATTTAATGAGTAGTCCAATACTTCTGAAGTTCTCCTTTTCAAGGCTTCAGCTTCGTTAACCCTTTCTACGTTTAACCTGTCGCCCATTGTATATCTACCATCTTTAATGAAGCCTTCTTGCTTTAAGTCTTCATTCAGTTTTTGTATTACCTGAGCTGTTGCAGTAGGACCAGCTTCTACTGGATTCATTCCCTGTGCAATAAGGTCTGCAAATGCAGCATTCTTTTTTTGGGTGTAGTAAGCAGCCATATTCAATACGCTGTCATTTGTCTTCCCATCAATTGAAACAACGATCTCAACGGGTTGCTTCAGCCGTTCCATTATCTGCTTGTCAAACGCTTGACTAGTTGGACCTTTCCTGAAATCGCCTATAGCTTTAGCCTGTGACAACCAAAAGGTTTGTTGTTCAGCAGGTAAACCTAGTTCCAGTACTCTATCTGTTGTTAGATTGCCTTGTGCTCTAAGCAATGTAAGGTCTTCTGTTATAGCTTCCTTAGCCTTTTCAAACCTAGTTCTTTTTTCAAACTCTTTTATAACAGGGCTTTCATAACCGAAACCAATCTCATTGTTTACAATTGCTTGCAGTACCTCAACTTCAGCTTTAGTAGCTATGCCATCTTCAAACAGTTCAGCTGCTTTTTGCTGAATCTTAAATTCAACACCTTGCCTTCTTTCAGCTTCTGCAGCCTGAGTGTCAGCCCTTTCTTGATTTTTGATTCTTCGCAGCGCAGTTTGAACCAACGCTGCTTCCTCAGGGAACTGTCTACCAAACTCAGGACTACCTGGCATACCCTGTACCGGATAGCCCAGGAACCCCTGCAGATCTTCTGTTGTTGCACTGCCTGCAGATTGACTTCCAGCTGAATTGATTACCCACTGAGCGATCTCTTGGCGTCTATCTTTTGTTCGTGCTTCGCTGATTAGACGTTGTAACCCTGCCACTCCTTCTGACTGGAATACAGTTGAATAGCCGATTTGCCTTTGTCTAACAATCTCATCCTTCTGTTCGGTCTCCCTTTGTCCTTGGTACTTAGCTTCTTGGCGTCTAACAAAACTTAGAAAACCAGGACTGAAATTCTTAGCTATAAAATCAGGACTTAAACTTTTATCTCCAATTTTAATAGCATTGACGCGATAATCAGATTGCCATGACTGGAATTCTGCTGATAACTCCTCATTTGTGATATTAGGGTTTTCCTGCTTAAGTCTGTATTCTTCCCTTTGCCAGGCTGCTGGTCCTGCATTAGCAGTGTTCTGAGTAATGTACTTATTTGCAATGTACTCTTTGGAACCTTTGTTCTGATATATTTTCCAGTAAGCTTGCTTTACTTCATCACTAGTATTTTCATCATACAGTTTTTGTATAAAGTCAAGGTTTTCAAATTCTGACCTTGTTAGTCCAGCATCCAATCTTGTGATTGATGCCATCCGGTCTTGAGTAATACCAGTAATTATAGCTGCTTCACCTGCAGCAGCAAGTCTGTTTTGCTTTCTTTGCTCTTGGATTTCAGTGTATGCATCTAATGCACCCTTTGAGAAATCAGTCAGAGCTTGAAAATTTTTCTCTCTAGCAAGTCCAGCAGTTTCATTCTCTTTGATAAGAGCTTCCATATTGCGTTTCTCAACGTCAATAAACTGCTGTCTGTTTTCAGTCTCTAGCTTAAAGTTCTGCTCTCTGCTTGTTTGCTCTACTTGTTGAGCATATTGCTGAGCCCTTAAAAAGATCTCTCTATTTTTCTGTTCAAATGCATTTACTTTGTTTAATCCACGGACCCTTCGTTCCGTTTCTTGCATTATTTTTGGAACTTCATTAGGAGTCTTTAGTTGAAAGCTACTAAAATTACCTTCTGAAGCATATTGTTTATACGCCATAATTAACTATTACCTAAAGGTCCCTTTGGATTAAATGCCTGCACAACTGACGGAATGCTCTGTATTGCAGCAGAACCTGCAGCCAACCATGGACTTGCATATGCAGCGGCTGCTGTGTATGTCTCAGGAGGTTTAGTCGGCTTGAATACCTCTTGGAACACAGGTTGAGGCAGTTGATACGGAACTGGAATAGGTGGCAATGCATCCGGCATTAGCATCATTGATGCTTCTGCATTTATATCTGCTTGTAATTTTGCTTGTAGAATTTGTTGTTTAACAAATTTATTTTTTGCTGCTAGGTTTAGCTTAGTAGCAGCCATCATTTGATCTTGCAAATCTTTTTTGGAATCAAGCAGCCCTGTCTCCAAATTAATGCCAGCTAGTGCATTATCTTTAGTAGCTAATGCAATAGTCTGTTCCATTACAAACTGATCTTCTAGTGATTCCAAATCAACCTGTACATCATCCTCGGCATACATAAGCTGAGCTGCAATTGCTGATTGTCGTGCACCTGACTCAGCCATCACTCCCATCGCAGCACGAACTGCACTTCTACCTTGCCCGCCGCCAGCTCTGATTTTTGCAGACTCTTTTAGACCTTGCAGAATTGCTTGATTTGTTTGTTCTCGTGCTTCAAATCTGAGAAGGCTTTTTTTAGCACCTAACTTGGTAGTACTAGATTTAAATCCTAATTGATTCTTAGCTGTCGAAAATAGATACTGTTGATCTGCCTGATTCTTTTTTAAGGCTAGTCCACTAGTCTGTGAAAAGTAATCAAGTAGAGAATTATTTTCATCAAACATCAAGCCAACTTCTGCTTCGTAGTTAGCTTGTGCTTGTTGATTCAAAGCATTCAGAGCAGCTACACTGTTGTAATCAAGTTGTTTTCCGGCTTGTGCTACTGATTTGTTATATGCCTTTACTGCCTGCCCATATTCAAAATCTTGAATAGCAACAGCATTTTGGTAATTCTGAGCGAGTGATGCCTCCTGATAAGCGATGTTATCCGCAGCATTCTGCTTCGCAATCTTTAAACCTTCTACGGCATAATCATACTTAGATTGAGTTTGCTCCCAGTTATACTGATCAATTTTATTATTGTACTTTTTTAGATCTTTTTGATCTGAACTGGCTTTGTCGTTTTGTTGTTTCTGTCCAAATAAACTTGTACCAATGCCAATTACTGCACCTGCAACGGCTGTAAATGGGTCCATTAGAACTGCCTCTTATAGAATCTTGGCGTGTAGTTTCCTTCCCACATCATTGCGTTAACAGCAACTGGGAACGGTGTGTTATTAAACATTTTGATCTTAAAGTTCTCCGTTCTTTGATGAATGGGTACGGTGAATATTGTTTCGTTGTCTAGTGGCACATCATTTGCTAGATACGTATTGGCTTCATTCACTGGGTTTGTAATAAACCATTCTTCAATAATGAATTTAATTACTGCTCCATTCGCAGGGGCTGTAGTGAACGTAATTGTGGTTTCGTCTGTAAATGTAAACGCATTAGTAGCAATCCCGTTTACTTTGACTTTTACATCGCTTTGTTGTACGTAATCTAAGTCTAATTTGTTGAATGGAAAGGCTGTAGTAGTACCGTCACCAGCTAGAGTTAACTCATAGGGTAACCGACCTTTTTGCCTTAACTTGAAGCTCATTACGCCAGATAATCCGACAGAGAACTTCATTCTTCCAATGGTCAAATTTGCTGTGTAATCTGCAATTTTTGGATCTGGGCGATAGTATGTTGTTGGAAGATGTATATCAAAGTTATATTTAAAACCTACGATGACATCTGTAGCGATTGAGGTTAAATTTTTGTTTGGAACAATGAAATAAGGTCCAGTACCATCACTTGCCCGTTCAGGTGTAATAGTAAATCCTGATTCAACAAACGCACCTGTCTGAGTATCACCAGCTATGACAATGACTGGAGTTAAATCTGCTACATCATTGTAAGGCAAGTAACATTTGGATAGATTATTTACAGAGTCATATACAACACTGCTTGCAGCCTTGTATAGATCCATAGCAGGGTTAACTCGTTGACCATTGTTATTGATAATGATTGCCTGCTCAGGACTCTGACTTAATGCTGCCTTCAATAGCGTTACTTGATTTGCCTGCTTTGTAACTGCAAACATATCGTCAGTATCAATAGTAGTAAATTGAGTTGTTCCTGGCATGGTCCAACTTGACCATGCTTCCATCAGGTTCGTTTCACCATCAGAATAGTATCTATAGATATAAACATCTTTACTCTGTTGACTCGACATAGCAATCATCGAGTTCTGTGGGCTTGATACCACTAAGTCAACATCTGCTGAAATCCACTCTTTAACGACTCTGGACAAATCCAAAACCTGAGGGTTCTGTTGTTGTCCTTTAGTCACCATGCTGAACACCCTTGTATATGAGGGAGTCTTACTGATGAAATTGATGTTTGTACCAACGTCAACAGGGTCAACTGAGCTATCCATCTCATAGTTAGAGATTGCTCTAATTGTTGCTAGAGCTGGTGTCAGTACACCACTATCTGCAAATAGAATAAATTGTTGACGTGGTGAAAATAGAATCACACCCTGAGCTGTAGGCAGCACAGCATGCAGAGTTGTTGGCAGAATAGATGAACAACTGATATCAATAGGGTCAGAGTCAAGAGTTGTCTGTGCCGTTTCAAAGTAGAAACTGTAGTACTCACCGGACCTACTCATTATCACATTGTCTTTAGACAAGAATCCCAATCGATTATTATTGAAGAATGCTGCACTAATCTTGTTTCCGACAAAACTTGGATGAGAGTTAGTTAAGTCATCACCAACCAACCGGTCTTCATATGAGATCTTTTGAAAAGTAAATGTATTGAGTCCTGTATTGATTAACTCATGGGGCATTGTCGCTGTGTCAAGACCCGGTGAAATGTTTGGACCTAGCGACTCTTTCCAGAAACCACTTCCACTTACACCATTATCAGCAATAAAGTTTACGTAGTAATCATCTACGTTTGACTCAGTATTGACAATTTTAACCTTGTGGTTATGGAACGATTCTGCCGGTAGTAGACCTACACTTGCTACTTCATCCTGGAATGCATTTAATGCTGTATTGGTTACACCACCCTTGGCTGACAGAGTGAAGGTTGTAAGCACTCCACCTACTTCTCTTTTGATATCAAGATTCGCCTTGCCAAATTTAGTTACTGTCCAAGTACCTGTGAAGTCATTATTACCTGAACCCTGTTCTGTAGTGATGCCATTTGTAATTGCATCTTTGATATTATGACCTGACTTGTCAGTAAGAATATCGTCAAACGTAAAGTCTGTTTGATGTGATGTAATCTCAAACTTTACGCCCTGGATAGTGACGCTGTACTTTGTACTAGGTACAGCACTCTCTAACACAACAGTACCTCTCAGGTTTGCACCTACAGTTACTGCAGCCTGTGTACCTACAGTTACTGCACTGTTGACTACAATTGTTGTATCTTGAACAGTAAGTAATTTGTAGTTTTGCTTTGCACCGCTTAGGTAAGACTGAGCGCCAGTGCCATAAGTCACGGTACATGCTACGCCAGTATCAGCATTCCATACATATACATCTGATCCCTTAATAGCTCCAACATAGATTTCATTATTATCTCTGTTGATGTAGAACCACTTAGCATCATCTAGTGTTGTTCCTGTTCCCAAGTTTGCAATATGCTTGAATCCAGGTCTCTTAGTTAAGCCATATGTTGCATCAGGGAATCCGTTAAAGCACTCACGGACCTGTCCTGGAAGCATTTTGTCATCTGATTGTTTTGATACTCCACCTAAGTAGTTAGAGATCCGTTGAGTTACTGCTGCCATTTATCGATAGATAGCGTTGTACGGTTTGTATCCGTTGTATTTGTTTGTCTCACCAGGATGGCCGAAGAATGTGTAATCTCCTTGATTACATTCGTACTCCATTGCCATCGCTCTGTTAAATGCTTCTTTCTGTTGAAGCATTTGGAATTGGTTTGGATCTCCTACGACCCTACTTGACGTAATTGAAGCAGCTCTGCTTGTAATGAAATCTGCAATAGGGATTGGTAGATCTACAAAATCAAACAGCCAAACAATGTCACAGGATATACTGTTTTCAAATTCGTATGTGTGGTGCGCTTTGTCATATAGTTTCCCATTTCTGCGAATTACATCTAGTTCTACATTAGAAGCATTTTGTGATGCATCTACTTGCAGGATGTTATTAGGAATAAGTATTTCTTTATTTGTGTCAGGAGTCATTTCATAATGAGACTCCTTATTGAATGACCATCCTTCCGCCTGTACTTCCCTGCTGACTTCTAACAAAGTCTGATAGGCAATCGCAACGTCCGGGT